CGCATTGGTGAGGTTCCCGATCGCGTTCCCGAGCCCGGCGGACGTGTGCAGGTTGAGGAACGCCGGCCGGCCCGTGGCCTGCGCGTAGCCGAAGAGCGGCTGGAAGAGCTGCTGCATCGCGTCCTTCATATTCGACTGGTCGCGCTGCTTGTTGGGCTTCTTGCTGCTACCCGCCTCGATCCGGTAGTCGAGCTGGCGGCTGCCCTCGAAGAAGTCGTGCGTTGCCACCACCTGATCCCAGAAGTGCGCGGCGATCGGCCCCATGCAGCCCTGCACGTCCTGGCCAGACAGGTGCCATCGTGCCGCCAGGGCTTCCTTGCGGGCCACGCAGGTCATGGCGTCTTCGACCTTCTGGGCCATGTCGTCGGGCCGGATCTGCAACTGGCTTCCCTTGAGCTGGGCCTCCTCGGCGGAGCGGTACGAGCTGGCCGACTCGCCGTAGACCAGTTCGGTGAGGCCCGTCCGCTTCTCGAAATTCTGCGTGACGGCTTCGATCACCTTCCAGATGTCCCCGTTCATCTGGGGATGCTGGAGGAACTGGACGATCTCGGAGATGGTTCCGTGCTGCTTCTGGATCTCGACGAGGGTAAGGTCCGATCCGTGCAGGATGGCCTCCTTCATCTCGTCATCGACGCCCTTGGCGATCGCCACGATGTCGCGGCAGGTGTTGCGGATCTTCCCCGCCATGAACGAGTAGGCCCAATTCAGGAACTTGAGTTCGCCCATCGCCGGCTTGAAGTGGCCCATCGGCCAGGGGCAACGGGGAACCTCGTGGTAGTAGATCGGCGTCATCGGCCAGTCGTCGGAGGCCCAGAACGGAGTGGGCCAGTCGAGCTTGGCGAGGATCTGTTGCGCCGCCTGGGGGTCCGTGCTGTTGATGAGCTTCGGGGGCAGGTTGAGCGGATAAGGTATCCCCTCGCAGAGGACGAGGTAGCAGTAATCGCCGAAGCGGTCGAGGATGCGCCTCTGGTCCTGGCCGATCCCCTGGAGCCGGCCGCCGACGCCCATCTTCGAGAAGATCTTCCAGTACGCCACCAGATCCGCCGAGCCGCCGGTGGCCCTCTGGTAGTCGCCATCGACGGTGGAGTTGAGTTCCGAGGAGCGGCAGGCGCTCTCGCTGACGCCGCGCAGGGTGCCCGGCTCGAGGCCGTATTGCTGCTCGACCTCCCAGGCCGGATGGATGCAGCGACGCGCGATCCACTTCGCGTTTTCCAGGGTCTCGCCGTCCGGGTCCATCATGAAGTGATCGACCGACTCGAAGAAGCTACCGACGAGTTGCAGCGTCGTCCCATCGGGGCGGGGCGGTTGGCCCTTGGGGACGTAGACCTCCGTCCACAGGCATCCCATCCCCTTGATGATCGACTCGTCGATGGCGCGGCGGGAGTGGGTCTTGAGGTCGAGTTCGACGGGGGTGTAGTTCAAGTAGAACTGGAGGAGCATCGCGCGAAGCGCGTCGGTCCCCGTTTCCTGCTGTTGCTGTCCCTGCGCCTGCTGAACGAGCATCTGCGTCTGGATGTCTTGCAGGTTGCCGAAGAACTCCGGCGGGATGGAGGGCACTTCGCGCGGGTTCACTTGGCGGGTGGGGTTGCGGTGGTACAGGACCGGCCCGAAGATTTGCACCGCCTCGGCGACCTTGTTGACGGTCATCTTGAAAGCGGGTTCGGGCATCTGCTCGTCGTCGCCGGCTCCCGAGGCAAAGCCGCCCGGCTGGCTGGTGAACGACCGCTGATACATGAAGTCGTAAGGCCCGGAGAAGAACTGCATCGCCTCGGTAGCGTCGTCGCTGAACCGGGACTTCTTGTAGATGTCGGCTATACGGATCTTCTCGAGCCACATGCCGACGAGCGGTCGGAGCGGATGCTCCATATCTACGGACGTGGGGGAAGGGGGCTGGCCCGCAGCGAGTGGGCCGACCTGGTCGGGATTCGTGTTGCCGGGCGTGTCGGACGCCCCCAGCGGCATCAGGGGCATCGCTTAGACCTCGACCGGAGGGCCACCCATGAGGATCGCTTCGAGTTCGCGCACGCGGGTCTCTTCGGCTGTCACCGCCGGCTTGTGGGACCAGCAGCCCGCCTCGGTGGAGGAGATGAGGGCGCGGGAGGGATGATCCTTGTGCCGAACGCCGTCCTTCGGCTCCATGTTGTACATGTTCCGGTGCAGGAGGCTGATGCAGATACCCTCGTTGCACACCTCGGTGACGACCGCAGCGCAGACGGCCGGCTCGTCGGGGGCGGCGTGCCACAGCACGATATCGCCCATCTCGATGTGCGGCATCTGGTACTTGGCACCATCGACCTTCGGTTCTTTCGCCTTCGCCATCACGACACCTCTTGGAGTTGCGTTTTCTTCTGGGCGGCCCAATCCGCCCAGCCGGTTTCGTGGCCGTCGAGTTCGCCGTGATCCTCGGCATCCCAGGCCAGGGCGTTGGTGATGTGGCGCGCGACAGCCTCGAAGGCGATCTTCTCCGTGGGAGAAGGATCGCCTTCGGCACCGAACGCAGACCGCATTACCGTCAGTCCCCGATCGGCGGCGGCGGAAAAGCTCGCCACCTGGCCTTCGGGAAGCTCCTCGACTCCCAGGATGTAATCCCGGATCTCGAGGACTGCCGTGGAGAACGGCAAGAGAAAGGAGTCGTCCAGTTCGGACCAGTCGGGCACCGGGTCGCCGAGTCCGCCTCGGGCAGCCTGGAAGGCTCGCCAGGCGGACGCGACGAGGGCGTTGCCTTCTAGGCTGCCTTCCGCTTCTTCCTGGGAACTTGCATTGGCTCGGGACCGTGACATCCGATACTCCCCGCAATCGCACCGTCTTCCTCTTGCCCGCGACAGCAGGAGAGGATGTTCCGCTTCATGTCGTCGAGTTTCGTCGCCTGCGAACGGGCGGCGGCGATGGCCTTGTCCAACCCGTCCAGAATCTCTCGGATCACCATTACTGTTCCCCTCTCGTAAGCCCCGGCCCAAGGCGAACGCCGCCCGAACCGCCGGACTTCATTTTCTTCTTCTTGAGCTTTGCCGCCACGGCGGCGACGGCGTAGTTGACCCCTACACGCGAGGTCTTGGGCTTCGACCATTGGGGGCGGAACGTCACGATGTACCGCAAGCAGTCCATCAAATGGTCGTTCTTCTTTTCGGGTTCGTCGGTGACGAGCCGGTTGACGCGCTTGTAGTGGTAGCGCGTGATCTCTTCGTAGAGCTGGGGCAGTCGGCCGACGCACACCTGGAGGATCGGTTTGCCGTTGGGTTGAATCCGCATCGCCTCGTGGACGGCCAATATGCCCGCTTTGGGGTCGTCGGCTCCCCAGGTGAACGAAGGTCTACCACTGCCTATTTCTACACCGTGCCGGACCAGGGCGGCAACGTACTGCGATTCGACCGTGAGTCCGCTTCCCATCTCGTGGACCCGGCCGGCGTGGGAATCGATCAGGAAGATTTCAGGTATGACCCCGTCCATCTTCCCGGCGACCGATTTGCCGAAAACCTCCGCGTCTGCTGCTTTCAAGTACAACTCATCGTACAGTAAGATACAGGGGTTTGCATGGTGGGGGGGCGGAACAGCCGCGAAGAGTACCGCGCAAACCTGGCGTCCCGGATCGACCGCTATGAACCGCGCCCAGTCCCTCGGGACGGGGCCGGCGAGGTCGAAACCGTGGACGTGCATGGAGAAGTTGGGGTATATCTTGTACCCCGTCATGGCGAACTCGCCGCCGATGCGCACCCGGCGCTCCTCGTCGGTGGCGAGCCTCGAAGCGAAGAGCTTCTTTTCTTCGGAGTCGATATGGGGATTATCCTCGAGCAGCGCGACGTGTTCCCCGACTTCCAGGGGCGATTCCTCCGCGCGGACGTGCAGGTTCCACAGATGCTCGCTCGCAACCTGGGGCGTAGCGGACCAGAAGGCACTGCCCTTGCGGTCGAGGAGGCGCGCTACCATTTCCGGCCACCACGACTCGTTCTCGATCTCCTCGTCGATCCAGAGCAGGTCGATATCGATGCCGTTCGGCGGGCTACCCTTGCTGCTAAAGAAGTACAGTTCCCATCCATTCTTCAGGGTGATGATGGAGGGAATGGAGGACTTCTTTTCCTTCCAGGAAATGCTCTCGATCCAGCGTTTCGGGATCAGTGGCGGGGCGGGCTTGGCCAGATGCTTCCGGTCCCGGTCCTCGAGGGGGCGGAATGCTCGCCACTGCTTCGTGAGAACATCGCGGATCATCTTGAACGCATCGGCGCGGAACAGTTTCTTGTACAGCACCATCCCATTGTGTCGATCGTCCAGCCCTACGATGGCGGCCCGTCCGTTGGTGGCGGGGAACTTTTTCAGGGGATCTTGCCCGGTTACGGCGCGGGCTATTTCGACCGCAGCGCCCAGCGTTTTCCCAGCACGGTTGCTTCCGCGCAGGAGGCGCTCTCGGCGGCGATCGCTATGGAATCGGTCTATGGCTGGGATCGGCTCGTAGAGTCGCAGGCTCTCGCACCGCCGGCCGGCCATCTCCGCGAGCGTGCGGAGAAGGGTCTGCTGGTCGAGCTGCGTGAACTTGCGAAGCGGGCCGGGGTGGTGGATATCTGGGATCTGCCCCTCAAGCCCCACATCAGGGCCGAGGCAATCCGCCAAGTCTAGGGCATCCTCGACCAACAGGACGACTGGCGCGGCGACTGGATTGCCTGGGATAAAGGTGCCTTCCGAGGCATCCTCTTCGACCGCACGGGGCTTCTTTACGGCCTTCCCCATATCAGTTCGCCCCAGATGGTTCTGGGGACGCTGGACTACGAGGAGTAGCGCGCTCGAGGAGTTCGCGGGCGATCTCCGCCAACTCCTCGTCCTCCATCTCGTCCTCGGTACGCGCCATCGACTTGTTCTGGGCCGAGGCGTTCGTCACCAGGCGGAGGATGCCGTCGAGCATCCGGGCGCGGGCAACACTGCCTGGCTTGGTGCCGTCCTGTAGCTCTTCGGCGTACAGGCGCGCAAACTCGGCCGTGCCGCCGATGGCGGAAATGAGTTCCTCGGCGAGGTCGCCCACCTTGAGCGCCTTGCCGGCCTTCAAGATAGGATCGATCGCCTCGCTCGCTTTGCGCTTTTGCCTCGCCATGCTGATCAGGATGGCTAAAGGGGCCAAAAATGTTCCGCTCTACTTCGTCTGAGCGTATCGATCAACGACGCCATCGGTTCCCTTCTCGGGCCGCGTGGCAGCGGCGATGCGTTTCGTGCTGGAAGAGGTAGACGACTGCCTCCTCGAAGGACGGCTTCTCGACCTCGTAGCCATCTCGACGGGTAAGGCAGTCGAATCGGTAGAACCACTCGTCGTCGGGAAGGACGATCCTGACGGACCATCGGTACGATCCGGGATGCTCCTGGTAGAGCCAGAGCCAGTCGGAGATCACCAGGGCGATGTTCGCGCCGAAGGCCCGAATCGCCAGGTGCGCCCTCTCGCCGAACACCGATCGGTATTCGGAGGCGACCTTCCGACCTCTTGCTTCGATGTCCGACTCGGCGATCTGCATTTCAGACCTCCTCGATCGCGAACCCCATGACCGCTGCGAACAGTTTGGCCTTGAGGCGGTATTCCTTGGTTCGGAAACCCTTCACATCCTCGACGACCTCCTTGCCGTTTTCGCGGTACACGAAGTCCGCGACGTACACGCAGACCAGGACACCGTTGACGCTCAGAGGGTAGCGAACCTGGCGTCGAAGATCCTCGATCTTGCCCCCCTTTTCGAGGAGGCTCAGGTGAGAATGCCGCATGGCTTCCTTCCTGGAATCGAATACTACCCCGCAACTTACCGTTTTGACAGCCCGGTACTTCGAGGCTTTCTTGTGATCCTGGCAGCATTTCTCGCGCAGGCCCACCTTGGTGCCGCACACCTTACAGAATCCGGGAGGTAGTTTGATGCTCATTTATCCCGAGCCTCCTCCACATGGATTTCGTGGGGCAGATACCGGCGACCGAACAGGACGCTCCTGCGCATCCCCATCTCCTCGGGGGTCAGATGGCACAGATCCCTTGCGGCCAGCTCCTTCCACGTCGCCCTTCCGGCCTTGACCTCGACGAGCATCGCGTTGTAGCACTTGTGGCACAGGCCCCGCGTCATCGCGATCTTTTTTGCGCCGGGCGGGCACAGCCGACAGGCCAGCGATTTCATTCCGCTTGCGTCCAAGAGAGACTCCTGGGATGGGTTCGATTTCGTCTCGCGCGCCCGACAGGACGCGGAGTTCGATGATCTCGAGCGCGAGCGCCACGCGCTTGCGGTCCTCCTCACTCAGCGTCAGGTGGCGGAGCCAGTTCTCCTGGATCGCGAACCGGATCGCCTGCCACGCCACGCCGGCGGCGAGCTTTTTTGCCCGGCTTCGGGTGATCGGCCTGACCCTTGGCCTCAGCCGCCTTGTCTTCCATTCTTCGGAGGTATTCATCGTCGCTCTCCACGAACATCCGGGGCGTCACGCCGGCGAGCCGTCGTTTGGCTAATTGTACCTGGCCGGCGCGGAGGTCGATGCCGATTCCGCGCCTCCCGTTCTCGTGCGCTGCGTGAATCGTGGTGCCGCTGCCCGCGAATGGGTCGAGAACGATGCCGCCAGGAGGACAGAAGGACAGGACGTAGCGCTCGGCGAGCCACAGGGGAAATGGCGCTTCGTTGTCGTGGGCCATCTTGTGGCCCATGTGTCCGCCACCGACCGACCCCTTGCTGACCTGCGACCCCTCGAGGGCCGAGATCAGATCGCGGACCTCCTGGGCGGTGTACGTCTCCTCGGCCACATTGCCGGGATTGGCGAGGATCGGCGGATGGTATTCCTGTGTGGATCGGCTCCCATCGGGCTGGCGCATGTGCGACGGCCTGCCGGTCTTCTGCCGTTTGTCATCCTTACCCCTCGCCCCACTCCGCGATTCATTCCCCCACTGGTTGACGCGCCGGCCCGAGGTGGTGCGGTAGGATGCCTCACCACCAGGGCCATAGACCGGGACGTGCCCACAGGCCACGTTGTTCGACCAGGGCAGCCGAGGCCCGCCCGATCCGATGCGATGTGCGAACTTCGTATTCTGCACGGTGACGATCCACTCGATATCGTGCCTGAAATAGTCGGGGCCGCCGGAACCGAAGATCCCCACGCGACCGAAGACACCCGGTGCGCGCAAGTGGAACCCGGCGCGGTGGAGATCCGCTTCGAGCAAGCTCGGTGTGGCCGACCACTGGAATCCTTTCGTTTTGCCGTGCCCGACGACGAGGGCGACAAGCCCCCGCGTGACGGGAACGGCCGCCTGGAAGAATTGGACCATCCACTCGACCCACTTCTCGCCGGCCAGGTCGAAGCCGAGTTCGCCGTAGATCCGGGCGTCCTCGTAGGGGGGAGAGCCGAACACGAGGTCCACGGACCCCTCGGGCATCTCCCTCAGTTTGTCGAGGCAGTCGCCGGCGACGAAGGCGTAGGGTGCCTTCCCGTCGATGACTTTCTGCATGGCGCTGTCCATCCATCACCCCTTTCCGTTGGGCATCGGACCCCAGATGTATTCCCGGCACTTCTTGAGTGCCGCGATCATGTCGTCCGCTTGATTGGGCGAGTCCATCTTGACGCTCAAGAGCAGTTCGTCGTCCCCCATCCCCGTAGCCTCCAAGATGAGATGGAGCGGACCCTCTTTCCCGTCCTCCCCGATATCGACGGTGGCCTTCACGTTTATCATTCCCATCAGAGTAGCCATGTCACACCTTTCCGTTGCGCCGCAGGGCGCTCATCGCCTCGGCCTGGTCGGCGACCACCACGACGTGTTCGCCGTTGCAGCACGCCGGGTTGTCGCACTTACGCACCGCACGATTCAGACCCCATAGCTGGAAGCCGGGGTGATAGAGCCAGGCGACGATGCGCGACAGGCAGTAGACCCGCGCACCGACCCGCATCTTAGCCTGGCCGTTCTCCTCCCAGGCTCCCGTGAATATCTGGCAGTCGGTCGCAGGGTCGAACTGCGTCCGCTCCTGGACCATCTGGTGGATGCGATCCTTCACGTCCTGCTCGGTGTCGTCGAAGCGTTCGAGTTCGAGGATATCATCCTCGAGGCTCAGGAGCTTCTTCGCCTTCGCCCTCTTGGGTTCCGCGCTCGGCCGCCGGTTGTTGCGCCCCCTCATCTTCTTCGCGCTCACCTTTCTGCCCTCCCGTAGTTCAGGATGCGTAGCATCTGGATACCCAGATGGTAGGTGTAGGCCGGCGGGATCGCTTGCGCGAGTTCGTCCAGCGTCATCCAGTCGATGCCCATAGCGACATCCCATTCGGCCTTCGATGCCTGGCCGGTTCGGCAACCTCTGGCCAGACGGCGAAGGCGTTCTCGCGGAGAACTTCCGCCACCGTGCCCCACGACGCAGCACATCCCATCCTTGCCGATCCGCCGCGCCCCGTGCATCGGATGCTGCATCCCGAACAGCAACTCGGAGGACTCGAACCAGCGGTGCCGGAAGACCTTCAAGCCGAACATGAGGCCGCACAGTCGGATGGCCGGCGGACGCATGGGGGCACCCTCGACGTTCTCGATGATCCAGGGCTTTGCCAGCGCACACAGCGCTTCGCGGACGGGTCCGATCAGGTCGGGATGCTTCGAGCGGTTCGCCGACGTGAAACTATCCTTCGAGTACCGCTGGCAGGGGGGCGAGGCGTGAATCGCGTCGAACAGCCCTCCGAACTCGACGAGGTACTCGAGCGCATCGGCGCGAACCGACTCGAAGGGGTAATTCGGCTGCGCGTTCTTGTCCACTCCCAGGACAGAGAAGCCGGCGCGGTGGTAGCCCATCGCTGCGCCGCCGGCCCCACAGAAGAGGTCGAGGAGTCTGGGCCTGGGGGTCGGATCCTTCGCCAGGATGGGCGGATTCGGGCGCGGTCGAGGCTTGGGCCTCGGCGGCGGGACCGGCACGATAATGGGTGCTTCCTCCGGCGTCATCGTGTGGAGCATGATGGGGCGCAGCGTCCATCGGCTTTCCGGCTCAGCGCTTTTCATCGATCGCTCCTTTCTCCATCCCCGGCAGCATGGGCTGCCGAACAGGCGTCTTCGCCTCCTCCGCCACCTGCCAGGCGGGGTAGAGTCCGCACAGGGCGAAGTCCTTCACCTTCATGCCGTCCTCGCAGTCGTGGGCATCCATGATCCACTGCGTGCCGAAGTGATACTTCGACGTGCGGTACTCGATTTTCAGCGGGATGACGAAGCGCTCGCGGCGCTCGCCGGCGTGGTTCTCGTAGAGGATCTTCACGCGGTAGGGGAAGCGGCCGGGGACGGGAGTACCCGCTCCGCCGCCTCCAGTTTCGCTCTCAGGAGGTGCGACAGGTCGTTGGGGCACCTCCTCTCGAGATGCTCCACCAGATCCCACGCCGCCTCGATCAGTTCGTTCACCACTCGCGTCTCCACTTCGTTCATCTGATTCCCCCGAATAGGCTTCCTGGCACCCTTTGCACCAGTCGATGGTACGCCACTCGCCGCGACTTCCCCTCGCGTTCTTCTGGGCGAGGCGCAGGTGGACGCCCCCCCTGCGGTGAGCATGGTCCGTGCAGACGAGGCGGTCGCACGTTTCGGCGATCTTCTTCGGGTCGCCTGGTATCCTGGTCTTGGGACGATCGCAGAGGATGGTTCCCTCTCTCTCGCAGTAGAAGCACTTCACGATTTACTCCTGGGGTCTCTCTGGTCCGGCCCCTCGATCAGGACGACGGTCCCCGCGATGATTCGGGAGGTTATCCGTTCGTCGAAGACCCTCGACAGACCTTGCAGGTCGAGATTGCTGACCAGGATCAGGGGTCGATACTCCCTCACTTCGAGCATGTCGTACAGGCAGTCGTACTGGAAGTCGCTCACCTTCTCGCGCGAGCCGATCTCGTCCAGCACGACGAGGGGAGCCTGGCGGTATCCGTTCCACACCTGGGTGGGCGTCGTCTTCCCCCCGCGCCCATTCTCGTACCAGTCCGACTTACCTTCCTGGGCCATGCGCACCACATCGCAGTGGCCGCGAAAGGTTTCGTAGATCGACCCGTAGACGTGATCGCACAGTGCCAGGGCCGCGCACGTCTTTCCCGAACCGATCGACCCCAGGATCGTCAGGGGCCACGGGGCCGAACCGTCGATGGCTCTAGCCATCTGCTCGCGGAGCGCGGAAGGGATTTTGGCTATGCTCCGCTCCTTCGATGCTCGGTGCATCGGCTGGGGCGGGAGCGTCATGAGAAGCGGTAGACACCGCGACGGCGATTCCTTCGTAGGATTTGCCAGTGCGTATGCGACTAGCTGATCCAGTGTGGCCAGGCTTACTGGAGGTCTCATCCGGTCCTTTCAGGTGGGATCGCCAGAAGGGGTTCTGGCGTCCGAAGAAGTTGTGGGCTGCTTTTCTGTACAGCGGGTCGCGATTGGCGCGATCGCACATCCGGGCGTAGTTCCTGACGGCCAGGCGGAGGTCGGCTACCGTCACTCCCTCGGCTAGCCACCTCGCCACATTCTTGTCGGCGGCGACCGTCCGCCTTTCCTCGGGGCACACTTCCTCCATGTAGGCGTCCACGACGCGCGCGGCGGCTTCCCGGTCCTCCGAAGTCGGGGTGGTCTTCTTGGGCCTCCTGGGAGGCTTTATGGGGGTGCCGAACAAATCGACATCGCAAGAAACCCCTTCCCCCGGACCCCCATCCAAAGAAGAAATAGAAGAATCACTATATAGGGGGGTATGGGGGGGGATAATTTCCACGGAAGAATGCGCACCGACTTCGCATGACGCCGGAGGGTCGAAAATGGTACATTTGTCAGTGCCGAGGGCGAGAATGGCCCTTTCTGGCGGTTGTACCCTGTCGGTTTGGTTGCTTTTCGCGCCCTCGGCACCCGGTTCTAGCAAATGCCTAGCATTTGCTAGGCATTTGCTAGGCATTTGCTTGGCGTTTGCTACACCGGCTGCTTTACTGACCCCGCCCTTCCTTCCGGCCGCCACTCGTGCCGTCCTCATCCTGTCCAGGCGATCGGCCTGTTCCTCGAGGTCGATGCTGACGAGCCGGCCATCGACCGGACGAAAGAACAGGCCGATCGATGCGGCCAGGCGCGACGATCCCCAGGCCGCGTCGAGGCGGGAGAGGAACGCCAGGGGGTACGGGTCGGATGGGATCGATCCGTCGATCCAGGCGCGAGCCATGAGGAGGATGAGTCCTCCCATATCGGCGGCGCTGAAAGTACAGGTCCGCTGATCCGTCAGGAACGCCGAGGCGTCGATTCTGAATCCGCTGTCTCGCCGTGCGGTTGTACCACGCATGGCTGTTCTCCCTGGGGCATCTGGTTCCACCACTTCATGTAGGACGCCGAAGAACACCGGATGATCGCCAGGATGGCGGAGAACCTGGCCGTGTCGGGCAGGTTGATTCCGTGCATCCAGCGGTAGACGGCGTAGCGGACTACCCCCAGCTCCTTCACCAGATACCCGATCCGCGCGCCGCGCGGCTGCGGCTTGGCGTCGATCCATTTGCGGATCGGGTTGGCCTTCCGCCACGCGGCGACGGCCGGCGACACCTCGACTTTCTTGCGGCTGTCCACGGTCACTCCTTCTTCGGCTTCGCCTTGGCGTTGACTCGGCTGCGCAGTTCGGCCGAGGTTTGCGGGGCCGGCCCTTCGATCCCCAACTGGACGGCGCGCTCCGCGAGGATCTCCTGGATGTTGGCCTCTCCCCGGTCGATACGGTTGTACACTCCCCGGAGATACTCGATGATCGTGTCGTCGGCGGGAGAACGCAGGTTCGCCAGCTCCTTGCCGGCGATGTCGCGCAGCACGTCGGGAGCCACGCCGAGGTTCGCGAAGCGGATCATCATGCGCTTCTTGAAGTATTCCGGGTCGGCCCGATCCTTCGACGACAGCGTTTGTCGGCACCACGAGACGGCGTCGCGCTTGATCGAGTCGGGAATCAGCGACAGGATCATGTTGCGGACGCCGATCGCCGCCTTCGCCGCCGTGAGCTGTTGCAGCTCCTTCTCGCTGGGAGCCACCCACTCCGTCTGGCCCCTGACCTTGCGCTGGATGAGTTTCGCGAAGCTCAGGTCCATCTCGCGGCGCGTATTGGTCTGCATGTCCCAGGCCCAGGCCCGGATGCAGCGCTGGCTGTCGTCGTCCATGACGATCAGATAGCCGGACGCGAGGTTGCCCCAGTGGCGACCGATCTCCTCGGCCAACTTGATCGACGGCCCGGAGATCATCGTCCCGCCCTGGGGGTAGCTGTAGAGAGCCGCGTCGGCGAACTCGGGATTGCGGCACGCCTGGGCCAGGGCCACGATCGCGTCGTCCTTCCGGCGCGGGAACGACATCGCCATCTTCATCTGGAGTTCGATCGTGGCGATGGCCGCGACCGCGACGGCCCCGGCGCTGGCGTTGTTCGCACCTAGCGATTGCGCCGCCTGCACGGACCTGGCCCCGACCTCGCCGACTGCCATCCGCTCGGGGTCGGGCGGGAAGTCCGCGATGTAGTCGTTGTCGGCCATCACGATGACCGATGTGGATTCGCTCATATGCCGAAACCTCCTTAGAAACCAGAACCGGAATTGCGAATGATCTGATCCAAATTGCTTCCCCGCACGCGATCGATCGATTCGACCGCCGCGACAGCCAGGGCGGCGACGCGCACCATCTGCTTGCGGTAGCGGTGCAGATCGGCACCAGAAGGAATCATCGCGTCCCCGTCGTTGCCAGCGAGTCCCAGGTGCCGCACCACAATGGCCATCCAATCGCTGACGCTGTGGGAGTCGTCCCAGTGGGGTCCGCCCCACTTCGCGTCCTGGCATTGCCGTTCCGTGACGACTTCGCCGATGATGCTCGTTTGGCTCATAGATCCCTTTCGCTGGTGAGAAGGTGGAAGAGTATGTCGATGCCCCATGCCACTTCGGGGTGCCCATACAGACAGAGGAGGAGGTGGGCCACCCCGATAGCGGCACAGGACACCAACAAGGCGTGTCGCAGGATCGTATCCATGATCCGGTTCCTTCCTTGGCTATCGACTTCTCTTGTGGCCGCACCAATTGCAGACGAATCGGTTCATCCAGGTGGGAAGAGGGGCACTTTCCAGGTCTCCCGTTCCACATTTGGGGCAGCGACGGAACGGTTTACAGTTCGTGCAGCGGTCGCCGACCAGCACCGACACCGTGCGATTGCATTTCGAGCAGGTCATCTATTTGCCACCTCTGTGGTTAGACGCGCTCGGGCCAGTGCCAGGTGCCGTCTTCCTCGGATTCGGAGTATCCCACCTTGTCGGCCACCAGGAGAGGGCCGGGGTGGTAGTTGCCGGGGTAGTCGTCCTTCGTGACGAAGACGTGCAGGTCCACGATCCCCTTCTTGGGGTTGTGCACGCTGCTGACGATGGCCGGCCGATGCACGGGGTCTCCTCCTCCGTGCATGGCCTTGGGAATGCAGAAGTGGACGATCCTGCCCACAGAAGGCACCTGCTCGGCCTGGTAGGTCAACGGTTGGCTGGCCGTCGGCGCAGCCGCCTTGGCCTTCTTCGCCTTGGGAGTCCTGGCGACCTCGTCGGCTGTTTCGGCGTCATCCTTGTCGAGTTCGACCCGAACCTCGGTTTCTGGCTCGCCCGAATTCATCGAATCTGGCATCGAATCTCCTTTGGTTAGGCGAATCATCGGCGTGCGGGGCCGATCGAGTATCCCTTCCTCCGCAACTTGCACTTCGCACTCGTCACCGTGTCGGGCTTGACTCCCATCTTCTCGGCCACTCCGGGAATCGTGTGGATTACCTGGAGGGCGTCGTAGTAGTCCAGGAGCCGCAGCCTCTTCGCCGCTCCTCGCCCCATCCGCTCCGTCTGCTTGGCAATCGAGCGGTAGGTTCGGCCCATCCGCTGGGCGATCTCGCGGAGTTCCAGCCCCTCTTCCCTGAGCGCCGCGAGCGTTCTCTCTTCGCCTGTCGTCCATGCCTTCCACGCCTTAGTACGTTTCGATGTCTCCGACATCTTCGTGGGCCTCCACATCCGTCTGCTTGACGGTCAGCAGGGGGTAGCTCGTGGCCTTGACGGTCGCGGTGTACGAGCCGCGAAACACCGTCTTCAGCTTGGCCTTCGCGAAGGCCGTCTGGATGATCCCCTCGGTGGGGAACAGCCCCATCACCTTGGCCTTGCTGATCTCGTGGACAGCCTTCGCGTCCTCGAGGCTACGCTTGCTGGCGATGTACTGGAGCATCGCCTCATCGACCTCCTGGCCGCAGACGGATAGTTTAGGGGATTCGTCATCGGCTGCCTGCCAGTCGGGATCGAAGTCCTTGGTATCCTTGGGCATACACTGGCACGTCGCCCGCCACGGGCACTCCCGGCACCGGGGATCGGTGTCCGCGAGCTTGTCGTAGGGATTGTGGACCATCTTCAAGGTGCCCCAGAACACCCGGCCCAGATCGACCAGATCCCCCTGCATCTCCCGGTCCTCGCGCACGTCCCACCACTTGAGCATCCAGGCGTCCGCCGAGAACATGGCGACGGTGCCCTCGGTTTTCTCCCAGCACAGCATGGCCCATTGCAGTTGGAGCGCCGCTTCGTTGGGCGGCTCGGGCTTGTTGCGGCAGGCGAGGAACCAGCGCGACGTGGGGCACTTGATCTCGAGGACCGATTCGGGTCCACACTCCTTCATCTCTTGCAGTCCGTCCGCATGGACCCCGAAGTAGGGTATGAGCGGATGCAGTTTCCACGGCACCTTCCGCGCGGTCCGCGCCGTGTGGTCCCTGTACTCATTCCTGGCGATGTCCTCCATGACATCGCCGCGCTTGGTGTGCCGGTTGCCACGGAAGGGGAAGTCCTCGGGAACCCCCTTCTTGTCGTACCAGAGCCGGCGCTGGCATCCGAAGGGCGCGAGGCCCACCAGATGCAGCACGTCCGATCCGCCGATCGCCTTCTTGCGTTCGGCCAGTTGAGCCAGCGTGAGCATGGTGACTCCTACGGGTGAATGGCAGGGATCGGGTCGATCTTGATTTCTTGGCCGACCAAGATACACTCCAGCGACCTGCGGAGGAGTGTGGTGATCTCCTCTTTGGTCATCGGTGCCACGGGCAGAACCACACCGGCTCCATCGCTACTATGGGCGATGATGAGGATGGGGAAAGCACCGAGCGTCATCATGGCGGACATCGGCTTCCTTATCGCTTCGACATCGCTTCGACGAGCAGTTGGGCGCATCGGCGCATGGCCTCTTCCTCGTCCTTCGGCTCTTGACCCATTCGTTTTCTCCTGCGGATACGAAAGCGGGCCGGGCGAAACATTCGCCCGGCCCGCACATTGTAATCGCTCTGCCTGGAAGTGTCAACTGCCAATTCACACACTCGACCGAGTGGTTCGCGCTCACCTTCAACCGCCTCCCGAACAGCCGCGCCCCCCGCCGGATCGACCGCCGGACCAGCCGCCGAAGGATTGGGGGGCGCTCTGGAAAATGGGCGGAGCGTACACAGGAATAGTCGCGGGCGTCTGGACGGGTTTCGGCTTCCACCAGTAGCCACCCTCCTCGTCGCTCCACGTCCAGCCGCGAAGCGACGGACAGCCGGGGCACGAGCAGGATGCGCATTCGCACTGGTAGCCATCCGCGCACCGGCACGCGATGGCGACAGGTTCGGGTTCGGGGGCCGGCGTGGGAACCTCCACCTGGGAGGCGGCGATCCAGGCCCAGGCGGCGCGGGCAGCGCGGTCGTGACGCGGCGAAGCGCCCACGGGCGCTTCGGGAAGGACCAGCATCAGGAGGACGACGAGAAGGAACGGACGCATCGGATCTCCTCAGATGTAGAAGTCGAGTTCCATGTCCTGCGCGGGGAAGCCCACGAAGGACGAAAAGGCGAACGAATCGCCCTGGCGGGCGATGAAATCCATGTCGGCCTTCTTCACCCAGAAGCCGCCGAGGGGAGCGCCGGACGGGCAGGTGCCGAACATGCTCGTGCCCCAGGAGTTCTGAATCCAGAAGATCTGGCCGAGAACGTCGTGTTCCCACCAGGCCAGCACGCACATCTGATGGGGCCAGGTCGTGACGCGCCTGTTCAGGAGGACGCCTTCGGTGATGGTCCCCTTCAGCTGGCCGCCCCAACTCGAGGCGATCGTGACGCTGTGCCCGTTGACGATGGCGTCCCGCACATCGTCGGCGTTCTTGACCTTGGCGACCGTCCGGCACAGGTGGTTCGTCGCGGCCTTGATGAAGACCGGGTCGATCCCCGCCGGCGTCGAATACTTCCTCTCGACGGCCCCCCCGTAGTTCAGACCTCCATCGACGATGGATGTCTTGGGCATACCGGGCATGTCGGACGGTGGCGTGCCGAACTTCTCGGCGGCCTGCGCAGCGGTCGATCCCATCGAGCCATCGCCCTTACCGTGCATACCCGCGAGTTCGCGGCTCTTGCCGTAGGGGATGAGCCAGAACGGCATGACCATCGAAATCATGTCGCCGAGCTTGACTCGCTGGACGCCGGCGAGAACCCAGAGCGCCATGCCGAGGCCGTTGCCGACGCAGCTTCCCGTCGTCTGCTTGAAGCAGTTGAGGTGCTTGCCCTCGTTGGCTGTCTTCGACCAGTCGAAGAGGCAAACCTTCTTGCCGTAACGCTGGTGGCCCTTGATCTCGAACTTGGGCATCGCCTTGATGGCGGCATCGCTCGCCTCGTTCATTTCCTCGGTGCGTTGGGCGTGAGGCACCCATCCGAATTGCAGGCTGGCGGGAGGCATCAGGAGGGAACCTCCCAGGTCTTGCCGCACTTGCGGCACATCCACAACTCCGCCTTGCGGGCGGGAGCGCCGTCCGTGGCCTCGTACTCCACGTCGGCGACCTTCGTGTGGTACTTCTGGTGGAAGAGCCAGCACAATAGGCCGATGATCTTGATGATGAGAATGATGTTCACAGATCCTCCGGTTGAAAGGCCAAAGCGCCCACGGGCGCTTTGGCCTCGAATCCTCTTACTTCGCCATCCAGGCCGTCAGATCCGCCGCGCCGATGAAGCCGACCTTCCGATCGACTTCCTTTTCGGCCACGAGTTTGATGGTCGTGGGGGCCGCCTTGACGGCCCATTTCTTGTCGCTCGTGCTGGCCCACTCGATCCCGAAGCCCGCGAACGTCTTCCCCTCGAATTCCTTCTTCATGCGGGCGCAGGGCGGGCACCCCGGCTGCGTGCAGATGACCGCCTTCTTCCGGTTCTTCGCGACGGGGAAGACATCCAGGTCCGGCGCTGCGGGTCGCGCGAACTGGAAGGCGCAGAGGATCGCGGCGAGCAGCGCGAGCGGCGCGAGCCGCATCAGGTCCAGAAGCCTCATGGGTGTCTCCGAAAGGGCGATGCGTGGGCGGATCACTTGCAGGCGGCCAGCCCCTTCGCGAGCTGGCCGAACAGAGTCTTGAGGGCCGTTTTCTGCTCGGCCGTCAGAGGGCCGGCCGTAATGCACTTCTTGAGTTCGACGCCAATGCGCGACCGCACGAGCGGGAGAGCGCCGTCGGGGATCTTCATGGCAGCCGCAACCGCCTTGAGAGAGGCCAGGAACGATGCCCCACTCGTGGCCGCGTCCACCTTATCGATGCTGCTCGCGTACAGGGCAGAAAGCGATTGGACCTGTTCGGCCTTGTCGATGGTCTGGTCGAGCGTGTAGGCCGATTGCAGGTCTTTCGAGAGCGGGTCCGAAGGTTTCGGGACCGGCTTCGGCGCAGGGTCCGGTTTGTCGTCGGGTTTGGGGTCCGGCTTCGGCTTCTTCGGCGTGGCCACGATCTTCACCTTGGCGTGCTTGACTTCCCCCTTGCAGGCCACGACCGCGATCACCGTGTAGGTGCCCTCGGCGAAGGCCGTCACGGTAAAACTGTTGACGACGAAGCTGGGCGTCACGGTCACTTCGCCGTCCTCGTCGGGAGGGATGAACGTCACGGCCTTCTCGCACTTGATAGCCAGGATGGCCGGCCGGCCGACCCAGACGGCCAGCGTCTCGGGAGCCTCGATCGAGCAATCCTTGCAGTTGTCGCACGGGCACGGCGCGGGCGGGGCCGGCGGGACGACGGGCGAGGGCTTGGGAGCGGGGGCCGGCAACGGCGCGGGGATCGGGGCCGGCTTGGGAGCGGGAAGCGGGGGGGCAGGCACCTGGGCGCGGCCGATGCTGGGGACCGCGAGCAGAATGCACGCCAGGATGCTCACGAGAAACTTTTGCATGTGAATCAAACCTTGAAGGTGTCGGGCTGGCTCGAGGCGAAGGACTTGAACGACGGCAACGGCGGGGCGACAGCGACCGGGACGATCGGCAACACGGGAAGCACGGGTGCCACAGGCGCTACAGGGGCCACGGGGGCGATCGGCGCGGGAGCTGTTGCCAGGGCCACGGCTACACTCGCCTGGGCCTTGTGGAAGATGTTCTTCACGACGCTGCGGTCGTGGGCGTACTTCCAGACCGCCGCCAGGCCAGCGGCCATGCTCATCGCGTCGGTGATGAGTTGCGTCAGCATGTCGCGGACGGGGATCGCGTCGTTCTCCGGGATGACGTGCATCGCCACAGCCGCCATGACGATCGCCCAGATGGCGGTCAGGTAGAACTCGCTGGAGAAGAACCCTGGCCTTGGCGGGGCAACAGGGATGATTTCGGTGGCAGGGGTGGCGGACGGCTCGTCCGGCGATCCGGTAACGCACTGTTCCATTCGGGTTCTCCAGGGTGGGCCAGTCGCATGTAGGCGGTCAGTGTTGCCACCTCCACGCGGAGCTGGCCCAGGGATTCGATCAGCCTGTCCGTTCTCGCGAGGTGGGCTTCGGAGTTCTTTTCGACCGCCGCCTCGATGAGCGTGCATCGTGCCTCGAGCGTTTCGATCTGTTCCGCTCTTCCCTTCTCGTCCTTCTCGTATTCGCCGCGTGGAAGCGCCTCGTGGTGCCGCTGCTTGGATAACAACTTCTTGATCGAGACGATGCACGCCAGGACCATCGAGAGCAGCCCTAGCGCCCCGAACGCCGCCATCGCCATTTCGGGTGTAATGTTATTTTCCATGCGCGCGGAATCTCCCCGAGCGCCCGCATGGGCATTGCTGCCCATGCGGACGCCGGATCGGGAACAGGGGGCTTCGGCAGGAATCAGGTCGCTGCGCTCTCAGGGGTCAGGGGTCAGG